ATCAAGGCGAAGCCCTTTGTTTGGCCGGCAGCAAAAAGCAATTTGGATTATAAGCATACAATGCAGGAAGAAGCCAAATTGGTACAAGAGTTGAAGAATCAATTGGCGAATGTGGATTTGGATGCAAAGATTTTAAGAACTGAGAATGAGAGTCTCATGAAGCAGTGTCGTGAGTTGATTAAGATGAAGGCAGAAGCATTGTTGGGAGGTCATCAGTTTATTAATCCACAGTGCGTAGGTTTAGTGCGATCGGAATATGGTAGTTTGGATGCGCAGTTTGTAGCTAAAAGTGATGGTTTGCGGTGTGTGTTTGCCACTCATGTGTTGTACGATCAGAAGGGGAATAACCGAACAACTAATTATCTGGAAATTGTTGGCCATCACGGAGAGAAAGTACGGATTGATGCGAGTTATGTTGTTGATTGTACTGAAGGTGTCACTGATAAAGGTGTTATTGATGTTAGTTATGTTGATTTGGAACATTCAGGTAACGCCAAGTTGTTTATACACCAGCGGACAATCAAACTTCGTGAGGTCACGCAGGCGGATGTAGGGAAGCCCGTAGCTATTTACACAGTTGACAAAGGCGGGCAACATCGTTCTGCGGTTGGGCAAATTATCAGGTTGGATAAAATGTTGGTACATAATGTGCCTACGGTTAATGGTAATTGTAGTGCATCATTAGTGGATAATGATGGTCGTTTAATTGGAATTCATGTCCAAACCGATGGTATTATGAATTATGCTGTGCCTATGACGAAAGGTTTAATTGCGCAGCTTTCAAAAAACTAAATGTGGACGTTTGTGATTATTATGGTGTTATTGTGTCACGTTTTGAGTGGTTTGAAGAGTTCCGCGGAAGGAATTTGGATAAATTGAGTGTGATGCGTAACAAACGTCCTAGTAAATGGTTTGGTGTGTGGTATGATGTGGAAAAGTTTGAGCCTGAGTTAAATTATTGTGGTGCAGTGGATCGGTTTACGAAGTATGTGCCTAAACGATTAGTTAATCCTATATTTGAAGATTGGAAGAGTGATTGTGGCGTGAAATTTAAAGATGAATATCAGCGTACGCCGTTGAATCACGATGCTTTAGAGAAGAATTTTCTTAAATATAAGCGTGGAAAATTTAGTTTAAGGGTGAATGAGTGGAATTTGGCTCTTGACTGGGCATTGCGATGGATTCAACCACGATGTATGAGTGAGTCAGCTGATATGGGTGAAGTTATTAATCAGTTAAATCGCCAAAGTTCGCCAGGTTGGCCATGGAATTCAGTTTGGATTAAGAAAGGTTTAATGATGGATTATGTTGACTTGTCGTTTATTGGTTTAAAGGATTACGAAAGTGTCGTTGGTGGTTATTTGGGTGGTGATGGTTCAGTGTTTTTGAAAGTGTGTAACGAATTTTGGGATCAGCTTGTGGTTGGTAATCCCGTTAGTTTTTGGACAGTTGCATTGAAGGACGAAATGCGGCATGTGGATAAGATAAGAGAAAATAAGATTCGAACTTTCACGGCTAGTGCAGTTGAACATACTGTTGCCACTAATATGCTATGTGCTGAGTTTAACAACAGATTTTATGATATGAAGGAAGAAGGTCCTAGTGTTGTTAGTATGAGTAAGTTTCGTGGTGGTTGGGACCGGTTGTTTAGACGTTTAAACAAGCACCCAAATGCATTTGAATTCGATGAAAGTAGTTATGATGCGAGTTTACGTGAGGAATTTTTGTTGTCGTGTTTGTGGTTGCGCCTCAATTGTCTTAAGGGCAGTGAAATGGAAAAGCGGAAGTTGGCGCACCTTTATTATATGATTATACATTCGGTGTGTGTTCTAGATAATGGACAAGTGTTTCAGAAACACGGTGGAAATCCGAGTGGTTCAGCTAACACGATTGTTGACAACACTTTGGTTTTGTTGGTGTTGTGTTTGTACGCGTGGATTGTGTTGTCAATGAGCTTTGATTTGGAAATGTGTCAATTCCATCATTTTGTGGAAAATGTTGAGTTGGCCTTGTGTGGTGATGATAACACTAACACTGTTAGTGACAAGGTCGTTTCTTGGTATAATGCTGAAAATATTATTGCAGTTTGGGATGCAGTTGGAATTAAAACAGAAACGCCTTCGATGAAAGCGCGTATGTTAAAAGATTGTTGGTTTCTGTCAAATGGATTTAAAAATTACACACGGCGTGGAATGTGGTTGCCGATTCCTGAAACAAGTAGGGTTTTATGCAGTTTACGAGAACACGCTGACACAAATGATGTGCGTTGGTTAGTGTTGCGCGCGTATGCGTTGCGTATTGATAGTTGGGCGAACGAAGAGTGTAGGGAATTGTTGCAAAGTTTGATTACATGGGTGTATAAACAACCTCGTTTGCGTCGGCAGCTTATAGGCGAAATTAATGGTCTTAAATGGGAAGCTATAGAAGCAGTTTATAAAACTGATGCCGAGTTGGAG